ATTATATCCCGATAGTTTATTAGATACAATACAATCAAGAGAAGACGCAAAGCATTTTACATTAAAGCCATATCAACGGATTGCTTTACGAGCGTGCATGCGTTATAGATATCATTTTTGGACTGCATGTAGAGCTACATCTAAATCATTTTGCGCATATTTAGGAGCATATTTAAAATGTATGCTACTTCCTAATTCTAATATTTTTATTGCATCTGATGTTAAAGGTACTGTTATAAAAACAGCCGAAGCTAAATTTGAAGAATTTTTCCGCCATTGGCCCCTACTCCGTAATGAACTTTCTTCGCGCGAAGAAGGCGGAAAAACCGGTCAAAAAAGTAGTAATAGTTATTATGAACTCAATTTTAAAAATGGAAGCAAATTAACGGTTGTATCAAAAGACACAAGTCGCGGATTACGTGCTACATCTGCAATTTTAGAAGAGGCAATGACAATAAGTGAAGATGATTATAATGAAGTTTTATTGCCTCAATTGAATGTCCCTAGGCGAGAGGTTGATGGCTCTCTTAACCCAGAAGAGCCAGTTTCGACTCAAACATTTATAACAACAGCTAGAGAACGTACTGTGTTTATGTATAGTAAACTAATAGAGGTCACTGTTAATGCAGTTCTCAATCCGCATGATTATTTTTCATGGGGTTAACTTTAGCCCCGCCTACTGGCGACAGTAGGGCAATAAACGTCTTAAAAGCTGGGAAACCCTAAAATCAATTATGCTAAAATCTTACTCCGAAGATGATGCCGCGAAAGCAGAAATAAATAATTGAATGGCGCAGGGAGTGATCCTAAACGCTGGAAATGGGCAATCAGCACCAATTATTAAAAAGGAGAAATGAATATGCCTAAAAGATTAACATTAAATGAAGTAGCTGAAAGAATCGCAAATAAGTTTCCTAACTGGAATTTTGAAGTACTAGATTATCAAAGTGCAATGAAACCTTGTCACATTAAATGTCTAAAATGTGGCAGAATAAAAGAATATAAGCAATTTTCTCATTTATTAAAAAAACAAGAGCCATGTGCATGTACGTCTAACGCTAGTCAATATAAATCAGTTCGACAAATTGAAGAATTAAAAGATTTTTTTTCTAAAAGTACAGAGTTTAAATTAATTGAATGGACAATAGCAAATGATAAAAAGCATAAACCAGCAGTAACAGTACAGCATGTTCCTTGCGGAAGATTATTTACAAGAAGAACTACTGATTTTTATAAAAAGCGAGAATGTCCTCATTGTAACGGCAATGCGCTTCCAGATACCTTAGAGATACAGCAACGATGTAAGGCTAAAGGATATACTTTATTAACAGAATATAAGACCTTACAAGATCGAGTCTTAATAAGACATGACAAATGTGGTTTTATATGGGGAATTAAGCCGTATCGTTTTTATAAAGAATTAGATGGAGATTGCCCACAATGTAATCGTCAAATTTCAAAAGGAGAAAGACGAATTATGGAATATTGTGAAAAAAATAATATCAAATATGAAAGAGAATACAGCTTTGATTGGCAATCACATAAGGCATATCGTTATGACTATTTTATACCGGATTATAATTTAATTATAGAATATAATGGAATACAGCATTATGTAGAAACAAATTTTCTACATTTTACCCTTGAAGAAAATAAAGAACATGATAGAATTAAAATGGAAGAAGCTTTAAAAAATAATTTTTATTATTTGATTATTCCTTATACCCGATATAATGATATTACAAAAATATTAGATAATTGGTTCAACGACTATCCGAAGGGAGTAAATAACAAGTTAATGGTTATTGAAAGAGACGTTATCTCGTCAAGAGATAAAAATATAGTCTAATCTCTATGGAAACATAGAGCCGTAATGGAATTAAAGAGTTGCGTCTTTAATTAAATATAAATGGTAAGTTATGAGGTACCTCTATACTACGGTGTGTTAAATAAACAAATGTTACTAGATCAACGTGATTCGTCTACAATGTCCGATGAGTCATTCGCGCGCGAATCTCTTTCTGTTTACAGCGGTAATAACAAAGAAGCTTGGCTAGATTCAAAGCGGTTAAATAAACGTCGTACTTTATTAAAGTGTGAGCGAAAAGCGCTAGAAAATCCAAGTAATCCTGACACATTTTATATAATTGGGGTAAATAAACATCTGCCCCGCTTACTAGTGATAGTAAGGCAATAAACTCTTTAAAAGCTGGGAACTCCGATAGTTTTGCTATACTTAATAATTAAAATCCTCGATTATTAAGTTACGAAAGTAGAAATAAATTAGCAAAAAGGTATATGAAGCGATTCTAAGTACTAATAAAGGACAATCAGCACCAATCTTATGGAGGTAAATATTATGAAAATTGTTACTATAGAAGAAGTCAAAGAGCGCATAAATGCTCGTTTTCCAAATGAACCATATGAAATTATTAACTATACTAAAATGACAGAACCTTTTACTATTCGTTGTCTAAAATGCAATGAAATAAAAACTTATTCAAATTGTAGAAATTTTTTAAATTCAGGTAATAAATCAAAAGAACATCTGTGTATTTGCTATAATTATAATAATCATTTTTATAAGCATAAATTAAATAAAAATGATATTTTACAATTATGTAAAAAAAATGAAAACATTGAATTTATAAATTTTGATTATAGAGATAAAACTTGTAAACATACTGTGAATATTTTATGCAAGAAATGTAATCAAATTTTTAATAAAGATTGGGAAAGTTTTTTAAAGAATCAAACTTGTCCATATTGTTGTTCTAAGCATGATTTAAATACTTTAGGATTTAAAGCTACTCTGTCAGATGAGTATGAGTTAATAGGTAATTATGTTAATACAGAGACAAAAGTTTTAATTCGTCATAAATGTGGATTTATTTGGAATATAAAGCCTCATAATTTTATTCAAAAAATAAATTCGGGTTATCATGGTTGTCCACAATGTAATCATAAACGAAGTCATGGAGAAATGAAAATCGCTCATTGGCTACAACAAAAAAATATTCCATTTATAGAAGAACAAATTTTTTCTTGGTCATCTAATTCAAAATTTAGATATGATTTTTATTTGCCAAAAAATAATTTAATTATTGAATATATGGGCGAGCAACATTATAAAGAAGTAAAATTTTTTCATGACACTTTAGAAGAACGACAACAACATGACCAAATAAAAGAGCAAGAGGCGCGTGCGCATGGAATAAATTATTTAATTATTTCTTATATAGATTTTAAAAATATAGAACAAATTTTACAAGATTGGTTCAACGACTATTCTGAAAAGAAGTAGGTTACAAGCGATTGGTAATCGAAAGAAGAGTCATCTCAATGAGATGAAAATATAGTCTCAACTTCTATAGAAATATAGAGCAGCGAAAGCGTACATGAAATAGCGAATCATGTAGAAGATATAGGGATGTTGCGAGATATTCCGCAAATACCGCAATAATGGTTATAAAAGTACTGCCAGGTAAAGAGAATTTTAAGAAAAAGGTTGTTTATACAGAAGTTATACACGGTGCTAATTATATTACAGATCAAGCGCCTCGTATTAAGAAATTGATACAGTTATATCAACCACGAGAAGTAGTAATAGATGGAAACGGACCCGGAATTGGCTTGTTAGATGCAATATCAGTACCATCGTATGATAAAAAAACTGGAGAACAATTTCCTTCTTATTACGTCTTTAATAATGAGCATCATTTACCTCCGAATAGAAAGACCCCTTCAGAAGAACCGTTACCTCTTTTAAATGCAATTATATATGATATAAAAGCGGGTTCTTCAAATGATGATCTTATTCATTCTAATTTCTTTGCACAAATAAATAATGGTACTGTATCACTTCTTGCGCATGAGAGAATAGTGAAAGAAAAATTAATGCAGACTAAAAAAGGTCAACGAATGACATCTTATGATAGACATGAATTTTTGTTACCTTATGAAATGACTTCTAGATTAATTGATGAATTAAATAATCTTAAACTTAAACCTACAGGTGTACAAAATCAATTTAAAATAGAACGAATTACTCGATCAGTTGAAAAAGACCGCTTCAGCGCGTTGGAATATGGTTTATACAGAGTAAAATTTTATGAAGATCAAGCTTTAAAAAAAGCAAAACGTCATAATTTTAGTCAATATGTATTTTTTAGTCCTAGAACAAGGAGGTGAGTAAATTGGGCAAATATAATTTTAAACAATTCGCTTTAAGGGTATCCCGCGGGCGGACACCATTATATGACGGTGCTTATAATCGCTGGAGTAGAAATAATAAAAGTGTTACTAGAGATTTTACCTTAGAAGAAATAGAAGAAATTATTCGTTCTGGTGATTTAAATGCATATCGAAATTTATCGTTATACTATTATAGGACGAATGGTAGATATAGGAATAACGTTGACGTACTCGCGGCCTTGCCTTTATATGATACTATTGTTATTCCTGTTCTTGGCAAAAAAGGATCGTCTACGCAAATTATTAATGAATTTGATCGTGCTTGTAGTTTTGTAGAAAATTTAGATGTACCAAATACTTTTATGCATATTACTAAAGAGTGGATAAAAACTGGTGTATATAATGGAATTTTACGAACTGATGGAGATAATGTCGTAATACAGGATTTGCCTCTTGAATATTGTAGAGTACGCTTTAAAGATTTTTATAATTTAAATATTTTAGAGTTTAATTTACATTATTTTGAAAAAATTATTGATGAAACTCTTCGAGAGGAAGCTGTAAAAACTTTTCCAGAAATAGTACAACAAGAATGGGAAATTTATAAATCTTCTAAACGAACAATTGATCCTTGGGTTATGCTTCCTGCGGCAGAAGGAGGAGTATGTTTTACTTTTATTGACGATCAATCTCCTATGCTACTTGCTAGTATTCCAGATTTAAAAAAGCTTGGGGATGCAATTAGCCGCGAAGAAAAGCGTGATGAAAATGAATTAATTAAATTATTAATTCAAAAAATGCCTGTTGATAAAGATGGAGAGCTAGTTTTTCCATTAGAAGAAGTAGCTGATATACACGAAGCTGTCGCAGCGATGTTACAAAATACTGATACAGTTGATGTTTTGACCACTTTTGGAGATACAGATTTAGAAAGTTTACAAGATAGTTCAGCCGCGGCTCAAGCTAATAATAAACTTGAAAAATATCGTCAAAATGCTTATGATGGTTTAGGTCGTAGTTCGTTACTCTTTAATGCTGAGGGTAGTTCAACTTTATCTTACTCTATAAAGAAAGATGAAGCATTAATGATTACATATCTTAATCAATATGAAACATGGATTAAATTTTATTTAAATTATAAATTTGCTCGTCCAGGTTTATCTTTTGACTTTGAAATTTTACCAACAACTGTATTCAATAGACAAGAAATTCAGCAAAATTATTTTAAAGGCGCGCAATATGGTTATTCTAAAATGTTTGCCGGGGTAGCTTTCGGAATTAAACAGCGTGATCAAATTAGTCTAATAGACTTTGAAAATGAGTATTTAAAAATGTCTGAAAAAATGATACCATTACAATCTTCTTATACTAATTCAGGAACGCCAAATTCTGGAAGTAGTAATTCTTCGGGAGAAAAAACCACAATAAAAGTTCAGGGACAAGACCTGAATAATAAGGGAGGTCGTCCAGAACTCCCTGACGAACAAAAATCGGAAAAAACGCAAGCCAATATTGAGGCTGCGGATTAAGGAGAATTATTATGGATAAACAAATACCAATTTATTTTGACAGCGTGATTATTGATTCTCCCTTTCAAGGAATATCTGAAAGCACTCCAAATATTGGTCGTTTAAAAGTGCGCGTATTTACTAAATATGGTAATCGTAATGGTTCTTATATTACAGAAGCGGTAGCAAATCAATTGATTGAAACCGCTACACAAGGAACAACTCCTGTAGTTGGTTTTTTTGATCCAGAAACGCAAACTTGGGCTTCACATAGTGGTCCAACTTTAGCAAATGCGTATGGATATGTAGAAAATTTCCTTGGATGGGAGCCCTTTGAAGATACTGATGGTATCACAAGAGAATACGCTGTATTTTCAGTTATTCTTTTTACCGATTATTATGAAGAAGCAAAGAAAATATTCGGTCAAAATCAATCAATGGAACTTGACCCAGCCTCAATTACGGGTGATTGGACTTTGATTAATGGAACAGAATATTATGTTTATAAAACAGCAAAAATGTTAGGCTTCTGCGTAATCGGTGAACATGAGCCTTGTTTTTCTGTATCCTCGTTTTTCTCAAAAAATGACGATACGTATAATACACAATATGAAAAGTTCTCTTCACTTTTGTCTAACCTCAAAGCAACTGTTGAAGAGGCTGAAAACAATCAAAAGGGAGGAGAACAACCAATGAATGATTTTGAAAATCAGGAAGTTGTAGAACAGGTTGAAAATCCTCAAACTGTTACCGCCGAAGAGGCAGATACGTTTCAAGCTGAAACAGAAGTTATTGAACCTGCGGTTGAAGAAACTACAGAGTTTGAAAACAGCACTACTGAAGAAGAAACATCTGTTGACGAGTCAGAAAACAACTTTGAATTACAGACTCAATTCGACGAACTACAAGCATCCTATGATGAATTACAATCTAATTATTCCAACGCGCAGTCTAGAATTGAAGAACTCGAACAATTCCAGTCTAGCGCAAATGAAGAACTTGAAGCTTTACGCGCTCAAAACGCACAATTACAAACTACTATACAGACTTATGAAGCTCAAATAGCTGTAGTAGAGAATGAGCGTAAAGAAACTTTAATTCAAAAATATGAAAAGGTATTGGGCGGAGAAGAAATTGCTGAAATTCGTGAAAAGATTAATGACTTTTCTTTTGAAGAATTGGAGTCTAAATTAGCGATTATTTTTGCCAATGCTAAAATGACTGGTGCTACAGAATTCAAAAAGATCCCTGTACCAGAACAAAAGATTTCCGAATTCGCAACTTTTATGTCTAAATATCAGAAAAAATAAGGAGGATATTTATTATGAAGAGATTTCCGTTATCTAGCGCAGATAGCTATTCTACTAAGTATCGTCATGGTGAAAAGCTTTATGCTACCTTAGAGCTAAATCAGGTAGCTTTCCCCAAGACTGGTATGGTAGTTTCCCAAGTTCCTCTAGGTGAGGAATTTACACTTGATGCACCTTGTGAGAATGGTATGTGGGTTGTAGCTGATAAGGCTGCTGGTGCTATTAATTCTCCCGCTGCTGCTACTAACAAGCCTATTGGCATTGTTTATACCGCTGAAAAAGAATATGATGACTATCATTATGGTCTACAAACTTTTGGTCGCAAGATTGCCGGCGATTATCCTCGCGTAGGTATTCTAAGCGTAGGCGATACTGT